GAAAGATTATGTTAAGTTGTATGATATTAATGATAGAACTAATGCAGAACCTGTGACTCGAATTAAGGAAGATATCAAACGATATTTAGAATCTTATGCTAATGGAGAAATTAATGCTCCTATTTATGTATGTTGTTTGAAAGATGAACCTCGTCTCACTTCTAAGATTGAATCTTGTTCTACGCGTGTGTTCTATTCTTCCTCTATGGTAAATCTGATTTGTCAGCGTCAGTGGTTAGGTCCTCTCTACTCTCTTATGTTAGAGAAAGGTGAGGCCTTTTATACGGCTATCGGATCAGATATGACTAGATTTGGAGATGAACTTCGTACTAGGCTACTTAACTTCTCTGATAGGTTTAAAGCTGGAGATTATTCTGGGTTTGATATATCTATGCCCCCTGGTGTAGCCGCATCTACCGCCCGTATTAAACTCCGTCTTTGTGAAGCACTTGGTTATAATGAAGATCAACTATATATGTTGCGTGGGGTGTTGAGTGATGAACTCAATCCCTATATAAGTTTCTTAGGAGATATCTTCAAAGTACCTGGTTTGCAACCATCAGGTAAGTATGGTACAGCTGAAGACAATTCTATACGAAACTTGTTTCTACATGTCTACATATTCATGTCTATTCCTGAATTAGAAGGATTTGATTTCTTTGATCATGTACTTCCTGTTATATACGGTGACGATGATGTCGCTGCAATCAAGAAGAAAGTACAGCAGTTTTATAATGCTGTCGCATATTCTGAGAAATTAGAGGAACTATTTGGCATGCGATATACAACACCAATGAAAGGTGATGTATCTATTCCACTAATTAGAGTGGAAGATATTGATTTCTTGAAACGGAAGTTTAAATATCACCAACGTCTTGAAAAGTTCGTTGCTGTTCTAGATATGAACAGTATATACAAGACACTTGAATGGGTTCTTCCGTCTTCAAATGTAAATCCATTAGAACAGTTAGAAATGACTTGCAACTCTTCTCTTAGAGAGTTGTATTTACATATTGATGACGAAAAGAAATTCAATTCTTTCCGCGACGAACTTATTCATATCATCCATAATGAACAACCCGATGCAGATTTGACTGGTATCCAAGGTTGGGATGATTTTGAAATGTCATTTTGTCCAGATGAAATATTGCCCGTACCTGGAGGTGGACGGGACACTTATTCTGTTCCGGATATGCGTGTTGAATCACGATGTATATCTACGAGGAAGAATAAGTTAGGCCATTCGTTAAATTCTCATGGCGTCAGAAGAGAAGTTGATTCACCAGATCTTGGATTTAGTCGTCCAACATTTGTTTTTACTAGACTAAGGAAATATAATTTTGATAATATTTTGAACAAACTTCAGCACGAGCTAGACACTGAAGAGAAAGAATTGTCTGCATTAGCTGATCCCTTACCAGGATTCAGCTGGCCATTAATTAAAGTCTCCCCACTTTTCCCCAAGGGTGGAAGGGCTTTTATAGCGGCTAAACACTACCATGGACACCTGAACAAAGTCCTTGCATTACGGAGAACTGTGAAGTTACTACGTGATAGAAGACACGTTCATGATTACATGGTAGTAGAATCGGCTGAGTTGAATGAATCATCTGTTGATCCCACTGCCATCACTGACAAAGAGAATGTTCTCGATGTTGGTGGTATGATGGAAGATACTAAAGATACAGGAGACTCAAAAGATCTGGAAACCGGACAGAGAAATTCTATGATATTAGATGATTTCTTTGAACGACCAGTTAAGATTGCTACAATTACCGGAACAGTAGGTTCTCATGTCACATATTCTGTTGACATATGGGATGCTTTTCTTAACAATCCGACCGTGAGGTCCAAGTTAAGGAATTATGCATTTCTAAGAGGAGACCTTGTTGTTCGTGTAGCGATTTCTGGATCACCATTTCATTATGGAATGATCCAAGTCTCTTATCAACCTAAGGCAGATTTTAATGCAAATTTATCAACTGTCGTGGGAGATTTAGCAGGTGTGCGTCGACTCGCAGGTCTTGGTTATCTCTCTCAAGCACCCGGGTGTGCAACTATGTCGGTAAGAGACAATCAACCCATGGATATGAA